AACTGCTTGGTGTATATTTGATTCAGCAAGAAACCCAACTAACTCAAGGTATAATTTACTGCAAGCGCAAGACCCTGCTGCTGAGCTAGATTTATTAACTCTTTATGGCTTAGAGGGTGTTGATTTTTTAAGTACTAGTTTTCAACTAAAAGATACTAATGGATCAAGAAATACATTAAACGATATTTATTTATATATGGCATTTGCTTAAAATGAAAATAAAAATATGAAATTACCTAGAAATGGCATTGCGCGTGAAATAAGACATTATATTGGCAGTTTATTTGTATTCTTATTAATTATAGGAATAGTAGTATGGCTTGTAATGTTTCCGGTATTAGAAACAAACAAAGAGGTTGTAATGATGCTTATTGGAACTATAAGTGCGTCTATAGGTGTTGTTATTAGTACAATTACAGGCGCCAAGCCTGATGATGTAAACGCATTAAAAGGTGATGTAGAAAAAAAGCAATTACAAATAGATTATTTAACTAAAGCAAAAGATGATTTAGAATCTATGGTTATTAACCTTCAGAAAGAAATGCTAAAAAACCAAGACGATGTAATGGACAAGATTATATTAAAAGCAGCATTAGACTATGATGACCGATCGGGAGCATATAAGCAACTATCGTCACAAAAAAAATGCACATGTGGCGAAGACAGCTGTTCTTGTAAAGGTGAGTAATTACAAGTAATAATAAACTATAAACCTAACTAATTTTAAACCAATACCAATGACACTATTTTACCAGACTCAATCGTGGTCTAGTCAACCACAAGTATCCGAAGAAACCAAGAAAATTTGGAAACGTTATTCAAAGAAAAAAAATTGGCGGATAACGCAACTTCCAAATGGCTATTACCAGGCTGAATGGATTGATTTCAACGAGAACTGGAACGGAATTACAAGGCGTGAAACAATTGAAGGAGCTGAAAAAGCAATTGAATCTTCAATTGAACATTACACTAAAAAATTAAAACTTTCCGAAGGCCCAGTTGTTGTAAAAACCTTTTAAATAAAATACTTAAATTAAATTTAATTAAATCATGTCGGACGCAATTGTCAAAAACCTCAGCTTTGGTCACGAAGCTAAGGATAAACTATTTGAAGGTATAAACAAACTAACAAAAGCCGTTAGTTCCACTCTCGGAGCTAGCGGTAAACGTGTAATATTAGAAGATGGTGCAGGAAAACCTGTTATTACTAAAGACGGTGTTACTGTAGCGGATTCAATTGTATTATTAGACCCTATTGAAAATATGGGTGCTACGCTTCTAAAGGAAGCTGCTAGGAAAACTGTTAGAGAAGCTGGCGACGGAACGACAACGGCTACAGTGCTAGCGCACTCCATTTTAAATGAGGCATATCCTAAATTAAAAGAATTAGGAGCGAGGGGGTTAAAAGAAGGAATCGACAGTGCTGTGCAGAAAGTTGTGCAACATTTAGAAAAAGCTTCTGTGGAAGTCACAGGCGATATGATTGACCAAGTAGCTACTATATCTACTAATAACGATATAAAGTTAGGTACGACAATCGCAAACGCTTTTAGATCAGTTGATGAAACCGGCGTGGTTATGATGGAAACAACAGAGTTGTCTGAAACTACGGCTGAGTTAATTGATGGATTACAATACGAAAAGGGACTAACAAATTCACATTTTATTACTAAGCAAGATTCTAAAGTTGCAGAGCTTGACAATCCTTATGTATTATTAATTGAATCTCCTGTAGAAAATATACGTAAAATACAATCCGTATTAGAATACATTATAAAGAAAAGTAAACCTTTGCTTATTATAGCTGATTTAGATCCTAAAGTTATATCTACATTGGCAATGAATAAAATAAAAGGTAATGTAAAAATTAATGTTATCAATGCACCTACTTATGGGGTAGCTAAAAAAGATATGCTAACTGATTTAGCATTATTAACCGGTGCTACTATTATAAATGAAGATTTAGGTGATGATATGGATTTAATACAGCCAGAGCATTTAGGTAAATGTTTAAAATCTGTTACCAATGATACTGAAACTATTATAAAAGTTGAAAGTATTACCGATGAAGTATCAGAAGTAATTAATAAAATTAAAAAAGATTTATCTGGTAAAAACAATGCTGCCGAAACCATAAGGCTCGAAAGAAGATTAGCTAGACTATCAGCTAAGATTGCTACAGTTAAAGTTGGTGCAGATTCAGATATTGAATTAAAAGAAAAAGCAGATAGAGTAGAAGATGCTATTTGTGCTACTAAAGCTGCAATTAAAGAAGGCATTGTGCCCGGTGGCGGCGTTGCATTATTAAATGCTGCAACACTTATTAAGCCTAAAAATAAAGCAGAAGAAATATTATTAGAAGCTATTAAAGCTCCTTATATAACAATATTAGAAAATGCAAACTTTGATATTGTTGAACCTAGCAAAAAAGGTTGGGGACTTGATGTTATTACTGGACAAAGTAAAAATATGATTAAGTCTGGAATAATTGATCCGTTGCTTGTGACTAAGACTGCGCTAAAAAATGCAGCTTCTGTGGCAACTACTATATTATCTACAGATTGTATAATTAATAATTTACGTATTAATGAAGGCAATAGGTAGAAACTTAATAATTAAAAAAGAAAAGCAGGGTACTTCTGAAACCAAAGGAGGCTTATTGTTAACTGAAAATCAAAGAGAGGATTTAAGATATAGCAAAGCTAAAGTAATATCAGTGGGTTCTGAGGTAGTTGGAGTTAAAAAAAATGATGATATTTATTATGACAAGCATGCGGGGCATGGTGTTGAAATAGATAAGGAAGTTTTACAAATAATTAAGCTGCAAGACGTTGTAATTGTTTTATGAAAAGATTAGAAGCAGGAGATTTAAAAGATCTTAACTTGCTTAAGCATTACAGAATTATAAGAAAGTGGGCGTCAAAAAATAATGGAATGACAGATGCTGATTTAGAACTTTTAATATATTTAGATTGTGTTGATCTGTTTACTAAAATAGATTTTAAAATGGGTGCATATTCTTACAGTTGGAATAATAGAAGATGGAATACATTGTTAAAAGAAGGCTGGATAATTGTTTGGCGTAAAAGAAATCATACAACACAAAAGTATAATATATATAAAACCTCTTTTAAGTGTAAGCAGCTTATAAATAAAATATATAAAATAATGCTAGGCGAGGAAGATATTCCTATAAGCGAACGCAGAAATGTAATAATGAAAGGCGAAACCTATACAAATAAAGTTTTAAAGGTTTCAATAGATAACATTAATAAAGACAAGTATAGATAATTATGGACAAAAGTAAAGCAATTATTTCGAACCCGCAACTTCAAGGGCAAGTAGGAGAGTCTCACGTATGGGATGGTCCTTTAAACACAAATGGATTTCCTATGGGTAATGGCTCTAGTTCTGGTATTACTGGAATGGAAGTTAAAAAAGCGCCGACTTATTATAAAGCAGGTGCTATTACTCAAATAGCTAAAGCAGCTAGAGGAGAATAGTAATGGATATTGCTCACATAAAACTACTGGCGCTAAATGGCTCCGTAGGAGTAGTGACCATGATGGATCTGGAGGTATGGCTTAAAGTAATATTATTATTAGTTACTATAGGTTATACAGTCCATAAGTGGTTTAAAATAAAAAAATAATGGCATATATACAGAACTCATCGCCTTTCTTAAAGAAAACAGCAGCCTGGACTCGTAAAGAGGGTAAAGACCCTAAGGGTGGATTAAATGAAAAAGGAGTTAAATCTTATAGAAAAGAAAATCCAGGTAGCAAGCTGCAAACTGCAGTAACTACTCCCCCTTCAAAATTAAAAAAAGGGAGTAAAGCCGCAAAGCGTAGAAAATCTTTTTGCGCTAGAATGAGTGGTGTAAAAGGTCCGATGAAAAAGCCGAATGGAAAGCCTACTAGAAAAGCTTTGGCTTTAAGAAAATGGAATTGCTAATAATTAAACAACAACAATAACAACACAAACCAAAACACAAAAATTATGGGACACATGAAATCAGATGAACGTTATGATGCTAAAGAAGCATATAACAAAAAACTATCTTCAAAAGCAAGAATGCATTATTTAGAAAATGATATTGCTGATAGGAAAGGACACTCAGGAACTTACAGCGGTAATCACCCAAGATATTCAAAAGGAATGAGTATGATGGGGCAAGCAAAAGCTGATCTTACTTACAATCCTATGGATGATATCGCAGGCCAGGGAACAGAAGGAGTAAACACTGGGATGATGATGAAGAACATGTCTCCTATGCAGAATATGAATAAAGGATATGGCCAACAAGTAGGAAAGCCTTCAGTTGCAAGCCGACAAAAATATGGCGGTAATAAAGGCGACGAAAGTATGTCAGATAGAGATTATAGCTCGCCAGCTACTATGTATGGTGGTAAAAAAGGTGATATGAGTAAATCAAGAAGAGACTATTAATATATAGCTATGAACAAATTAGGATATAAACAAAAGGGCATACCAATGCTAAAGTCCCCCGTTAAAGCGGTTAATCTACCAGATCCTAAAAACTTAAAAGTCGTAGATTTAGTTACTAAGGGAAAAGCTGATAAAAAAGCTAGAGAAGAAAATCTTGCTAAAACCGCTAGCAACCGAGCAACAACAATGAATGAAATATTAAAACCTTTTAGAAGTGGAGAATCTGCAGGTTATAATAGTTATCGAAATAGAAGGAAAGAAGTATTAGCTACAAAAAAAGAAGTTTTTAGTAAAGCCAATAACTCAAACCCCAAAAGTTTTAGAGAATTAAGTAATTTTCCAAAACCAGCAAACCCTTTTGATAGCGTAACAGTTGAAGGCGTAAAGATAGGTTCCTTAAATTCTGCACCAAAAAATGATCCACCACCACCACCACCACCACCAAAAGTAAAAACAAGCTTTAAAGATGCTTATGCAAAAAGAGATATGAAAACATATGGTAATTTATCTCAAGCTGAATTTACTACAGAGGCTAAAAGACAATTAAAAGGCGGAAAAGTGCCTGGTTCTCAAATGAAAGGCAAAGGGAAAGGGGAAACAACAACCTCTACAAAAAGAAAACCTATCATATCTGATGAGGCTTTTGAAAAAAGAGCAAAAGCTCAAGGCCAAAAACCTAGAGATGGTAAAACAAAAGGCAAAAAAGTTAATATTACTGATGCTCAATTTAATAAGCGTGCTAAGGCCCAAGGCCAAAAGCCAACAGATGGTAAAGCGCCTAAGGTAGATAAAGTACTTTCAAAAAGAGAATTAAGATTAGCGAATGTTAAAAGGAAGGCTGCAAACGAAAAAACAAGAACAAACAAGACTGCACAAAGTATTGATGCTAACAAGCCTAAATCCGCAGATACAGGAGCAAAACAAACAAGCGCTAGGCGTTCAAGAGCTAAAGCTAAACGATTAGAAAATAGAGCTACTAGAATTCAAGGGCGTATTGACAGAAAAGGCAAATCTAGTGCTGAAAAGAAAGCTAGCAGAAAAGCTACTCGCCAAAAAATTAAAGAAAACAGATAGGACTGTATAAACCTAGCAAAACATAAACATTAACAATAACAAAACAAAACCAAAATGGCAAGATTTATTTCTATTTCCGTTGTTGGAGGCGCAGACGCCTTTGAAGACGGGCAACATCTAATTAACACAGAATCAATTGTTGCAGTAACATCAGGAGATGCTGCTGGCGCTAATGAAGGAACTAAAACAACAATTCACACCGTTGCTCCAACATTAGACACAATTACATTAACTCATTCAACTGAAACAACTCCATCAGTTAGAGATGCAATTAACTCAGCTCTTACTGCTAATCCAGGTGGTGTAAAATCAACCGTTGGGCTTCCCAGCGGAATTGCTGTAACTGAATTTCTAGTTGTATAATGAGCAAATCTAAAGGGCTTGGTGATTCAATTGAAAAAGTTACTAAAGTTACTGGAATTAAAAGTGTAGTAGACAGAGTCGCAGAGGGTTTAAATATCCCCTGCGGCTGTTCTGCTCGCAAAGATAAACTAAATAAAATGTTTCCTTATAAATAATGGCTTTTAAACTTAATACACCTCCATATAATTTAGACAATACACCTATATATAATGTAGATTTAGGTGATGATGTATTAGGCAAGGCTAACAATAATGGGACTATATTAATAAATAAAAACTTAAATCCGTCTAAAACTAAAAAAGTAGTTGATCATGAGATGGTTCATATTGATCAATTTAAAAGAGGCGATTTAGACTACGATGATAATAATGTTTACTGGAAAGGTAAAACATATTCTAGAAGTCAAATGCAGGAGGGCGCTAAAGCTCTTCCTTGGGAAAAAGAAGCTTACGACAAAGCTTAAATTATGATAAAGTTATTATTAGGCCTACTAAAAGGTGGCAATGGCAGAAAGTCAGTAGCCGGAAACTTAGCGTGGGAAATAAGAGAAGCAATTAAGGGTAAAGAATTAGACCCTAATGAAATAATAGAATTGCAAACTAAAATAAATGAAATTGAAGCTGGCCATAGAACAGTATTTGTTGCCGGGTGGAGACCATTTATAGGATGGGTTTGCGGGGTGGCATTAGCATATAACTTCGTAATAAGAGATTTATTTATTTGGATTACAAAAACAACCGACGCTCCGCCGGCATTACAAATGGAGCATTTAATGACAGTCTTATTAGGAATGCTTGGTCTTGGCGGATTAAGAACCTTTGAGAAAATAAAAGATAAAGTAAAATAATTTAATTAAATTTAATCAAATGAGTACACAAGAAAAAAAAGTAACAGAGGAACAATTAGCTAAAATTAAAGAGCAACAAGTAACAATGAACAATAAATTACGTGACATTGGACTTGTTGAAAATCAAAAACACGTTTTATTACATGAATACGCTGGACTTGAGCAAGATATGGAAGCTTATAAAAAAGACCTTGAAAAAGAGTATGGGGCAATTAGTATTGATTTGGAAACGGGTGTTTACAAAGAAATAGAAAAGCAAAAAGAAAAATAAGATGAGCAGCATTATAAGGAAGATCAGCATCGGTTCTGATTATAAAAATGATGCTATGCATTACTCTGTAAGCCAAGAAGTATACGGAGGACACAAAATAGCTTATATCATATTTGAAGATACTGATAGTTCTTATAATATTTTCATTAAAAAAAACAATGAAGTATTGCCTTGGAAAAAGTTTAATTCTAACATGGCTATTTCTGTTGAATATAATTTAGAATATGAATAGTGTCTACGATTTTATCGTTGAGCCTATTGGAGAAAGATATAACAATACAACTAAAGTAAATAATAAAGATTTAATATTAAATTGTAATATAGAATCATTTAAGTTTATAAATAAACTTGCTAAAGTTATATCTACGCCAAAAGCTTATAATACTGTTATAAAAAAAGGTGATGAAATTGTAATTCATCATAATGTTTTTAGAAGATATTATGATATAAAAGGTAAAGAAAAAAACAGTAGTAAATATTTTAAAGACAATCTTTACTTTTGTCAGCCAGATCAGGTGTATCTTTATAAAAAAAATAATGAGTGGCATTCATTTATGGATAGATGCTTTGTTAAGCCTATTTTAAATAATGACCCCACAAGCCTAGAAAAAGAGCAAAAGTATGTTGGTATACTAAAGTATGGCAATAGCTCGTTAAAAGCGCTTGAAATCAATCCAGGTGATGTTATAGGCTTTACTCCAAACAGCGAATGGGAGTTTATAATAGATAATAAGCGGTTATATTGTATGAAATCTAATGATATTGTTATTAAGTATGAACGTAAAGAAAACCAAACTGAGTATAATCCAAGCTGGGCAAAAAGCAGTTGAGGAGTTAATTAAAGTAGCTAAGGAAGCTATTGTAGATTCAGAAGATGACATATCAGCCGATAGATTAAAAAATGCAGCAGCTACAAAAAAACTAGCAATATTTGATGCGTTTGAAATATTAACAAGAATTGAAACCGAAGAAAAATTATTAGAAAACAAATCTGGTAATCAAAAAACATTCGGGGGCTTTGCTGAAAAAAGATCTAAATGACATATCAGCAAACATTGTATTCAGTAATATCTGATTATATAAAGCCCAATATATTAAAGAAAAAAAATAAACAAAAGAGCTGGGAATACGGGTATAACAAAGAGCATGATTTAGTTATAATAAGCAAATCAGGTGAGCTTGGCGAAGTATACGATATTCAAGGCTTAAAAATAGGCCTACCATTAATCAATAGATGCTTTAAAAGATCTAATAAAAAGCAAGAGCAATATTGGCAAAAATTTAATTATCCTAAAGAATTACAAAAAATTAAAAGTGTTTTCGATTGGAATAATTATCCCGACAATTTTAAAGAGCAATGGTACGACTATATAGATAATGAATTTAAATATAGAGAAGAAGGGTTTGCGTTTTACAATAACGGTGCTGAAACTTATATTACTGGGTCTCATTACATGTACCTGCAGTGGACTAAAATTGACGTTGGGGCCGCTGACTTTAGGGAATCAAATAGATTATTCTATATTTTCTGGGAAGCATGTAAAGCAGATACCAGATGTTATGGAATATGCTATCTCAAAAACAGACGGTCTGGGTTTAGCTTCATGGCATCGAACGAAACTGTTAACCAAGCAACTATGTCAAGCGACGCAAGATTTGGTATTTTATCAAAAACTGGGGCTGATGCCAAAAAAATGTTTACCGATAAAGTTGTCCCAATATCAATCAATTATCCCTTTTTCTTCAAGCCCGTTCAAGACGGTATGGATCGTCCGAAAACAGAGCTTGCTTACCGAGTGCCCGCCTCCAAACTAACTCGGCGCAAGATAGAAGTAGGCGAACAATTAGCTGAAATTGATGGGCTTGATACTACAATCGACTGGAAAAATACAGGCGATAATTCATATGATGGAGAAAAGCTAAAGCTTTTAGTTCATGATGAATCTGGCAAATGGGAAAGACCAGATAATATAATTAATAACTGGAGAGTAACTAAAACAACATTAAGGCTAGGTAGTAGAGTAGTCGGTAAATGTATGATGGGTTCTACATCAAATGCTCTAGACAAAGGAGGTAATAATTTTAAAAAATTATATGAAGGATCAGATGTTACTAAAAGAAACCGGAACGGACAGACTAGCTCAGGATTATATTCTTTGTTCATACCTATGGAATGGAATTACGAAGGATTCATTGATATGCATGGAATACCTGTATTCGATACACCAGAAAAATCAGTCAAAAGTATTGATGGAACGGAAATAGATACTGGAGTAATTAATTATTGGATAAATGAAGTTGACGGATTAAAAAAAGATCAAGATGCTTTAAATGAATTTTATCGTCAATTTCCGCGCACTACTCAGCATGCATTTCGAGACGAAACAAAACAATCTTTATTTAATCTAACTAAGATATACGAGCAAATAGATTATATTGAAGAAATAAAATATACCGGCCTTATTACGCAAGGCAATTTTCAATGGCAGGGTGGCGTTAAAGATTCATTAGTTGAATTTGCGCCTAATAATAATGGAAGATTTTTTATTTCGTGGGTTCCTCCTCATAATATGCAAAATAGATCTATAGCTAAAGGTAATTTAAGATACCCAGCTAATGAACACTGTGGTGCATTTGGATGTGACAGTTATGATATATCAGGTACAGTTGATGGTAGAGGATCTAAAGGCTCGTTGCACGGATTAACAAAATTTACTATGGAGGATATGCCTCCTAATCATTTTTTTTTAGAATACATATCACGGCCTGATAATGCTGAAATATTTTTTGAAGATGTACTAATGGCTTTAGTATTTTATGGAATGCCAATACTCGCAGAAAATAATAAACCTAGATTATTATATTATTTAAAAAGAAGAGGATATAGAGGATATTCTATGAATAGACCCGATAAAGTTTATAATAAATTATCAATAACAGAAAGAGAAATAGGCGGAGTGCCTAACTCTAGTGAAGATATGAAGCAAGCTCATGCAGCGGCTATAGAATCTTATATTGATTCTCACGTAGGGTTTAACGGCGAGACACATGGGGACTTATATTTTACAAGAACATTAAATGATTGGTCAAAATTTAATCTTAACAACAGAACGAAGCATGACGCTTCTATAAGTTCTGGTCTTGCTATAATGGCTTGTAATAAAAATAAATATGCACCAGTAGCTAAAAAAGTTTTTAAACCAATGAACTTAGGAATAAAAAGATATAATAACGATGGTTCTACATCAAAAATAATTTAGATAAATGATTAATACTAATTATAACAGTTCATTCCCAGATCAGGTAGTGCCTGATTCAGTAAAGAATAGTTATGACTATGGGCTACAAGTTGCTCAAGCTATAGAAAATGAGTGGTTTCGGCAAGATATTGGGGGCGAAAGGTATTTACAGAACTTTCAGAATTATCATAGATTAAGACTATACGCTAGAGGCGAGCAGCCAATACAAAAATATAAAGATGAATTATCTATTAATGGTGATTTATCTTATTTAAATTTAGATTGGAAAATTGTGCCAGTAATACCTAAGTTTGTAGACATTGTAGTTAACGGCATGACTGATAAAGGCTATGAAATAAAATCATTTGCCACTGACCCATTTGCACTTAAAGAAAGAACTCAATTTGCTTTTAATGCAATACGCGATATAATTAATAAAGAACAAATAGAGCAGTTAAATGAATTGACTGGAGGAAATTTTTATGCATCGGCCGATCCAGGTAGTTTGCCTTCCTCACAAGAAGAGCTTGATTTATATTTACAATTAAACTATAAGCAAAGTGTTGAAATTGCTGAAGAAGAAATAATAAAAAATGTTTTTTCTTATAATAAATATGACGATATACAAAGACGCATAGCTTATGATTTAGCTGTATTAGGTATTGGGGTATCTAAAACTAGCTTTAATTTTTCAGAAGGTATTACGGTTGATTATGTAGATCCAGCGTCGGTAGTATATTCTTATACAGAAGATCCTAATTTTGAGGATATATATTATGTAGGAGAAGTAAAAAACTTAAGTCTTTCAGAAGTAAAAAGATTATATTCTCATCTTACGGATGATGATCTTAAAGAAATTCAAAAATATAAAGGACCTACTAATTATAGCAATTATGTAAGAAATTATGGCGGTCAAAATGATGATAATTTAGTTTCTATATTATTTTTTGAATATAAAACATATACAAACCAAGTATTTAAATTAAAAAATACTGATCAAGGATTAGAAAAAATATTAGAAAAAGACGATACTTTTAATCCGCCGGAAAGTGATAACTTTAGTAAAGTGTCTAGAAGTATAGAGGTGTTATACACAGGAGCAAAAGTTATGGGCATGAGTAAAATTATAGATTGGAAAATGGCGGAAAATATGACTCGCCCTAGTTCTGATGTTACAAAAGTAAATATGAATTACTCTATATGTGCACCTAGAATGTATAAAGGCCGCATAGATTCTATTGTTAGCCGTATTACAAGTTTTGCTGATATGATACAGCTAACTCATTTAAAATTACAACAAGTATTATCAAGAGTAGTGCCAGATGGGGTCTATTTAGATATGGATGGACTTGCTGAAGTTGATTTAGGTAATGGCACTAACTATAACCCGGCTGAAGCATTAAACATGTACTTTCAAACGGGTAGCATCGTTGGACGTTCTTTGACTCAGGATGGAGATCTTAATAGAGGTAAAGTTCCAATTCAAGAGCTGCAATCATCTAGCGGAATGTCTAAAGTTCAAGCTTTAATATCTACTTATCAATATTATTTACAAATGATAAGAGATGTTACGGGGCTAAATGAGGCTGTTGATGGAAGTATGCCTGACAAGAATGCATTAGTTGGTTTACAAAAAATGGCTGCCGCTAATTCTAATGTAGCTACTAGACATATACTAAAAGCTTTAATGTATATAACTATTAAAATAGCAGAAAACATAAGTCTAAGGGCTAATGATGCTTTACAATTCCCATTAACAAGAGAAGCTCTATTAAATAGTATTAATACATTTAATGTAAATACATTGCAAGAAATGGAAAAAGTAGCAATGCATGATTTTGGTATATTTTTAGAATTAGAGCCAGATGAAGAAGAAAAAGCCAAGCTTGAACAAAATATACAAGTTGCATTGCAAGGAGGAGGTATTGATTTAGATGATGCTATTGATATTAGAGAAGTTTCAAATATAAAACTTGCCAATCAATTATTAAAATTAAAGCGAAAAGAAAAACAAGCAGATGCGCAAGCGGCTCAGCAGGCTAATATTCAAGCTCAAGCTCAGGCTAACGCGCAGGCTTCCGAAGCGGCAGCAATGGCTGAAGTACAAAAGCAACAAGCCTTAGCCGAAACAAAAGTGCAGATTGAAAAAGCTAAATCAGATTTTGAAATTGCTAGAATGGAACAAGAGGCATTAATTAAAAAACAATTAATGGCAGAAGAATTTAGTTACAACATGCAGTTAGCTCAAATACAAGCATCAGCAACAACAGAAAAAGAACAAGAAATAGAAGATAGGAAAGATAAACGTGTAAGAATACAAGGCACTCAACAATCTGAACTTATTGATCAAAGAAAAAATGATTTATTACCTAAAAATTTTGAATCAGCGGGTAACGATAATCTAAGTGGCTTTGGCTTAGAACAATTTGAGCCGAGGTAAATTTTATTAATTAATTTTATATTATCATATTATGTCAACAGAAGTAAAACAAGAAGGAGATTTTAAAATTAAAAAAAGAACT